AACACTACTCAAGCTACTCTTTACGAAATCATTGACTTAGTAGATAACCAGATGACCATTATTTCTCCTCAGCATAAGGAGGTTATCTGGAAAAATAAATATCCTTATCCTTATTTTGAGGCAACTCCCTATGTAACTCTCGTATTTGTGGAGGATCCTGAGCGTCTCTATCCAATATCTCCTAATGGAATCGTGGAATATCAGCAGGATGAGCTAAATCGTATAAGAACTCAGCAGATGCGTCATAGAAAACGCTTCAATCGAAGGTATCTTATGCAGGAAGGCTCTATTGAAGCAGATGAAATTCAGAAGATTGAGGCTGGAGAGGATGGTGTAATCGCAAAATGCAAGGCTGATCCTAATACTTGCTTAACTCCTATTCAGGATGCTCCACTAGATCCTCAAATGACACAGATGTATCAGCAAGATATTAAGAGTCATATGCGTGAAATTCTTGGAATCAATGAGTATCTTCGAGCAGGCATGATATCACGCACCAAGTCTGCAAGCGAAGCTAACATGATTCAAGAGGGCTCTAACATTCGCACACGCAACTTGGCTAAGCCTGTTCATGATTTTATCGTGGATATAGCGAGAAGGATGATTCTAGTCTTTCAGAATGAATATGATGACATCAACTATCTTATCAAGCCTGATGCGCAAGGTCAGCTAAGAGAGCAGATGTGGACTAAAGAGAATATCGCAGGAGACTTCGATGTGGAAATAGAGCTCGGCTCCATTCTCCCCCCTGCTCCAATTCCATACGAAGTCTTATCACAGCAATCTCAGCAGGGAGCAGTTCCCACTGGTCCTGCTCCTTCTGGGATGCCCACTTTAGGAGCTGAGGGTCAATGAGTAACACAGGGACTTACGTTTGGGATCATGAATTAAACAAGCTTGTGAAGGTATCGGATACTCCTTCTAGAATAGTTGGGGCTGCTTATAGTACTATCTGCTCCTTTAAGGAGCCTTATACTGAGCATAATCTAGGAGACTATCCGATAGAGGTGAGGTCTAGAGCTCATAAGGCTAGACTTCTAAAAGAACGCAATCTAGTAGAAAAGGAGAAACGGCATGGAGGCTAAGGCAAAGGCTATAACTAAGATTAAGCAAATTATGCTTAAGATGATGTATAAGCCTAATCAAGAACAGAAGAACATTTTAGCTAAGCAGTTAAAGGCAAGGGTGAAGAAATGAGTCTTAGAGATTCTCAGTGGGAGTTTGCTAAGGACGTTCGAAGGCTCTTAGCTTTTATCGAAACTAAAACTAAGCTCACTATTTCTCTTGGAGAAGTGTATCGCACTAAAGAGCAGCAGCTGATGTATCTCGAGGAAGGTAAGTCTAAGACTATGAATAGCCTTCATAGAGATCGATTAGCTCTTGATCTTAACTTCTTCCTCGGGGAAGAGCTAACAGGCAAGAAGGAAGATCTTCAGCCTATTGGAGACTTCTGGGAAAGCCTAAACAAACTAAACAGATGGGGTGGCAATTGGGACTTCTATGATGCTGCCCACTTTGAGAGAAAGCGAGGATAGTATGTCAGCTGAAGAAGCTAATAAGCTGCCTGAGCAACAGGCACCTGAGGGCTCCCAAGCACAGGATGTAGTCTCTAAGTCAGACTACGAAGCGGTCTTAGCGGAACTGCAGAAAGCTAAGACTTACGAGGAAAAGGCTCAGCTCCTTGACGAGCTTATGGAGGACGATGAGTTTCAGAGTTTCTTAACGAAGGATAAGTCGGCAGCAACTCAAACTCAGGCACCCACCAAGGACGATAAGGATAAGTCACTTGCTGAGTATATTAAGGAAACTATAGCGGAATCTATTACTCCTCTTAAAAAGGAGATAGAGACCATGAAAGTGATTTACGATCAGGATAAGAGCTCTATATTTAGGCAAGAAGCAGATCGTGAGATTGATAAGCTTGAAGCTGATAAAGAGAACTTTCCTTTCTTCGGAAAGCCTGAAGTTAAGAGTGAAATGGTTAAGGTGCTTGAATCTGGGAGAGCCACCAATATGGTTGATGCCTATCGCTTAGCCACCTACAACTTAGCTAAAGCTTCTGGAAGAGACGAAAGACTCAATAAGAGTCAGCGAGGTCTTAAAGGTCTTGATGCTTCTGATTCTATGAAAGCTCGTTCTGATCGAACCAAGGATGCTCTCACTGGAAAGCGTGGCCTTAGAGATATTATAAGCGATGCCTATGACAAGGTGGGACTCTTGGATAGTGAAGAAGAAGGAGATTAACGATGGCTCAATACAGAACCGATACACGAGTCCTCAACGCTCTCCTTACCACAACTTTGGATGAATATGGGACTGAAATGGCTGACACCATTTTCACCTCAACCTTTGCTTACTATATGTTCAAGAAGAAAGGTTGCTTCCAGAGTCAGGATGGTGGAGCGTATACGAGGAACCCTATCATGTTTCAGGCAAACAGCACCGCAGCATGGATGTCTGGATATGATATCATTGATGTAACTCCTCAGGACGGAATGACTGATGGAGTCATGCCTTGGGCAACCTTAGCTGGTGCTATCTCAATCAGCCGTGAAGAGGAAAGAAAGAACTCTGGCAAACATCGGCTTATCAACCTGCTTGATCAGAAGATTAAGCAGCTAGAGATGACCATGATCCAGAAGGTGGACTTAGCTCTCTTTGGCACAGGAGCTTATAACATTTCGCAAACTTCCAAACAGATGGCAGGTCTCCAGGCGTGGATTGCTGAAGTTCCCGCAAGCTATAATTGTGCAGGACTCTCTGCCACCGATCTTGGAAGCTCCTGGCAGAACAAAGTCTACGGTGAAACAAGCTTAACGTGGACTACCACCTTTGACACAACCTCTTCCCCAGTGACCACCATTCCCACTGGCCAGGTAGCTATGCGTCACCTCTATAACTGCTGTGGCAAAGGTGCTGGTGGCTTTCCTGATGTTATCCTCTGCAATCAGTATGCAGTGGAATCTTATGAAGGAGGCCTCACAGTAGGACAGCGCTTCTCTGATGAGAGCGTGGCTTCAGCTGGCTTTGATAATGTGAAGTTCAGAGGAGCTACTCTTGGTTGGGATGAATACACTGCCTCAGCAAGCGTCGCGGCAGGGAGCACCACTACAGCTCTGATGTATTTTATCAACACTAAGTTTCTGAGGATCGTCTATGATTCTCAGTCTCTCTTCAGCCATGAAGGTTTCATTAAGCCTGAGAATCAGCTGGCTAAAACTGCCTTGGTTGTATTCATGGCAAATATGATGTCTACTAACAGAAGGAAGAATGGTATTCTCGCAGAAGCTGCTCTTTCTGAGGTTGAGTAGTTCTTTAACAAAACGGCTTACTAAGTGAGCGTCAGTCACAAAAGGAGAACTAACTATGTTATTCCAAAGAATTAACCGAACAGATCCTGAGAAAGTATTTATCATTGCTAAGAACGCTGAGACCGCAGCTCTCACAGCAGGGCAGGTTACTGAGTTCTTAATGAACGGAACTGATGACGGCCTTGCAGTGGGAAATCCCACAGCTAACAATGGTGCCCTTGTAGCTGGTATTGCTGCATCAGCAATTCCTGCATCCGACTATGGTTTGGTGCAGGTTTATGGCCTCTTTGACACTGCAGTACAGAGGCCCTATGGCACAGCATCCAACGCAGCAGGCTCAGTAGGTCAGATTCTTGATGTCCTTTCAGCTAGCAGCTGTCTTTACTATGTGGCAGCAAGTGCAGCTGTGATGGGTGCAGGATCGTGCGCCGTCTTTGTGCGTGCAGAATCTGCAGCTACCCAAACAGCATCAACAATCACAACCACAGGCAAAGTCTTTATTCGTTGCCTCTAACAAAAGTCAGGAGATGGCATGGAAACAGTAACCTTATTAAGATGTGCAGGCTGCAACAGAGCTTACACTGAGCAGGATATCATAAGACGAGGAGGGTGCAAGTGTGGAAGTCGCAAACTTACCTCTTGCACCTCTCTAAGTCTTATTGATAAGATAAGCCTCCTAATTCGCTATAGGAGGATATATCTATGAAAAAAGTCCTTGTGTGTACAGTTGTTCTCTCAGGTGTGGGAGCTGATCCATACGCCTCTCACATAGCTTTTGCAGCTAAACTAAAATCTGACAATCTAGACTATCAGTTCCATTTCATGGCTCCAAGAAGAATGGCTATTGATAATGCTCGAAACGTTGCCGTGGAGTTTGCTCTTCGCAATAACTTTGACTATCTCTTCTTCTATGATGACGACACCGATATGGATCCTGATATCTTTAAGAAGCTTGTAGCTCGAGACAAAGACGCTATAAGTGCCTCTTACTTTGTGAGAGGATATCCTTTTCCCTTAATGGCCTTTGAAGAAGTGCCTCTCGATGACAAAGAGAAGGCTACTCTTGGAGAAGGAAAGAAGTGGGTTCTTATGAAAGACTGGGAATCCAAAGTAGCTGAGGATGGACTTCTTGGTCCACTCGCAGCTATTGGTAATGGTTGCTCTCTAATCAAAATAGAAGTCTTTCGTATGCTTAGCAAGCCTTGGTTCAAGACAGAAGAGCATTGCACAGAAGATGTTTACTTCTACTCCAAAGCTTCTCAGAACATTGAGAACTTTGAAGTGTGGATGGATATGAACTGTGAATGTGGTCACTATCTTGATCCTATAGCAGTTAACGCTAAGAACTATAAAGTGCTTCGTGAATGCTACGAAAAGCTTGGTTATGGAAAGGAGGGCAGTCAGGTATGGACCAGCAAGTAAAGGTTAATCTTGGTTGTGGTGATAACATCGGAGAAGGCTTCATTAACGTTGATTGTAGAAGCCTTCCCGGTGTGGATATAGTGTGTGATCTAGAACAGCAGTGGCCTTGGGAAGATAACTCCATCGACGCCTTCTATGCAGATAATGTCTTTGAACATCTTGAGCCTATTCATGCTATGAATGAAGCTTATCGATGCCTGAAGCCAGGAGGTACTCTTGAACTCTATGTTCCAAGCACCGATGGTCCAGGAGCGTTTCAAGATCCCACACACAAATCATTTTGGAATGCTAACTCATTTCTCTATTATGTTAAGGATGGCGGCTTTAAGAAATATGTGGATACTGTGACATGCTCTTTCAAACTTAAAGAGATAGTCACTATTCATAAGGAGTTTGGTTTCTATAACAAGATACCATTCGTTCACACTATACTATTAAAGGAGTAGAGCAATGGCAAATATTCGCTCAATTAGAACAAGACTTGTTCGAGACGTAAGTCGAACTCTTAATGGCAACAAGATCATCCAAGTAACTGACTGGTGCAAGACCTTGATTGTCAATGAGGATGGATCAGTAGTGGGAAGCTTTCTTGAGCAGTGTGTTCCCACCATCGGTACTGGAAGCCTGGGTCCCTGGGATGTTGGTATTCAAGGCTTCGAATACACTAACTTTGTTGGGTACTGCTCAGGATATCGCAACTACGATGCTTAGGAGATAGTTAATGCGAATGACAGCCGGTGAGATCATCACCGAAGCCAGAACGGGCTGGAATGAGCCTACTGCTGACTTCATCACAGCATCTGAGGCTTTGAGATGGGTTAATCTCGCTCAAGCGGATTTCGTAAGAAGAACAAAGTGCTTGCGATACTATGCACCCTATAGCACTGTAAGTGAGCAGCAGGAATATCCGCTTCCTCCGGATGCTGCTATTGTAGAAGTGCTATGGATATTATGCGAGGGAAAGCCTTTAGTTCCTACTACTCTCCCTGAGCTGGATGCCTATAACAGGTCTTGGCGATATGCTGCTGGAGGATCTATAGGAGAGCCTCTCTTCTACTATATCTCCAGAGTAGATGATGCGCAGTTAGGCTTATTCCCGTGCCCGGATGGCGCCTATGCAATCAATCTTTATTATGTTCAAAGTGCTCCTCTAATAGTTTCGACTGAAGGCTATCCTGAGATAGATGATAGCTATCATGATATCTTAGAATACTTTGTTGAAGCGAGAGGACATAGAAAGAATCGAGACTATGATGCAGCTACAGCCACGCTGAATATGTATTTGGCTGCAGTTGAAGATGCACGCAAACAACTGGCTACCCTAGCCCCTGAGCGAATGATGGTTATGAGTGGTCCAGAGTATCGACTTCCTAATAGACGTTTAGGATTACCAAGGCTTCCGGATCATTATGGATACGAAAGGTAATAAAGGGTATAAGCTATCTCGAGTTGGTTATGATATCGATGCTTCCTTCGATAAGATAGACATTACCTTTACTCCTCCCTACAAAATGGATAGCTATACTGATCCCATCTGGAGATCAGATAGGTGTGATACCTTTGCGCT